TCTTGCTAATTTTCTTCGCTCTATTCGTTCTAATTTATCTTTTTCAAAATCTAGTTTACCATTAATAATTTTTTCTGCATTGTATGCAAAATAATTCCAGTTTGGCTCTTGTGCAATACTAAAATAATATTCAAGTAAATCATAGCAACTAGAAATACCGTATGATTCTATTAAAGCATCAGCAGACCATTGTTCTACATTTAAGTTTAAAGATGGCTTTTGCTCATACTTTGCTGTATGTAACTTGCTATACCTACTAAGCAAAGCCATGCGGTCTTTGCGTTCAGCCATTAGTCTTTGTTATCAGCCTCTAATTGTGCCTCTTGAATTTTTTCAGTTAGTTTGTCTTCAACAAACTTGTAGACTCTATCAAAAGCCTGATCTGAGTTTTCACCATCACGCTTAGAATCAACAACGCCTAAATCAATTCTTAAAGACTGGAAGTTACCCAGATTAAGCGTATATCCTAGAGTTACTGATATTTTTGTATTATCGTTTTCCATACCCCACCTTTTCCCTATTTTAAATGTTTTCTGACCAGATCGGAATATACCTTCCGTCATCTGTCTTTGTATATGTAAGTATACCTTTTCCCATTCGTCTTGTCAACTCTTGGTTTGTAGGCGTCATATTGTTTGTTATTAGCCCATCTTTTCTTGGTTGCCCCATATGTATAGATGCCAGTATATCACGAATTACCTTGACTGCGCTTTCTGAATAATATGACCTTATTTGCCATCCAGTTTTTCCATTAATAGTAGATCCTACTGGAGGTGGAATAACTCCCTTTTTAATTAACGTTGGCATATATTTTCTATGACGATTAATTAATCTAGCAGTCTCTGCAACCGTATATGCTTTTTCTCTATTTTTTCTAAAATCAGTTCTTAAACAAGTCTCAATCCTATCTTTGTTAATATTGTATACAGAAACTAGTCCAGTAGATCTAGAACTATGGTAAAGCCTTACAAGATCTCCATTAAGAAACCAAATTTTTTTACTTCCTTTTATTACAGACTCGTTATTGTAAGTTTGGCTCTCGATAATTCCTTTGCCAGTAACCATCTGCCCTCTCCGCTTTCAGTTGGTGGATGATAAAATCTTCTTGATCCACACCGAATACAATATGTTTCCATATGCTGTATGCTTGTATATTGTCTATCAATAAACAAACGACCATTACATTTATTACAAAAAATCATTATTTAATTATCTTTTAGTTTGGTATGCCAACAGCCATTAAATTAACAGCCAAAGATAAATTACCAGATGCGCCAAACCTTACAAACCCATCTACCTTTGATGTTGTCACTGTTTGTAATACAACTGTTACGTTTTGACCAGCCTCAGTATTTCCTATGTTTCTTGCTGTGGCTGTAACGATAGGTGGAAACTTAAAGTCGTTTTGGAAAGAATAACTGAATCCTCTTTCATTACCAGCGCTAACTGTGCTGTTAGTTAAAACCTCTACATACCCGCCAACTATTCTAGCGTTAGAAGTTTTAGTTGTTTCTTTAACAGATGGACCATTGTCTATACTGGTAAAATTATACGCTGCAGAAGACACTTCTGTAGATAAATCATTAATTGTTTGAGCCAAATCATAGATATAAGTAACATCTAGTGGTTGACCACGTTCTGGTAAAGGTATTCTTGCCATATATTCCTCCTATTTAATTATACCAAAGAAACTACGCTTGACTCAAATATGGTCAAATCAACGTTTCTTTGTTTATTAATTCCCTCAACCTGTACGGCAACCTGAACATTTGTTGTTCCAGTGTTAAGAAATCCATATGTATGTATTGGTGATGTGCCATGATAAGAGTATGAACCTCCATCAAATTTTACAAAAATATCATATCTTGGTCTATTATTTTCATCTCCCCAAATTGCAGTAGAACTTGTACCGTTAACAAATAAGTTACCATCAACTTCTTGTATTTCTAGGGCTGGTACTGAAAAAATTGGAGAGTAATGAGAAGATCTATTTTTATCATCAGAGATAATCCTATATCTTAAAAGATATTCATTATTATCCCCAACTGGTGGTAATTGATTTTTAGGAATAATTAATTTTTTAATTCCAGCGTCAGCCATTACGAAACACCTATAGAAAATCTAAACTCAACATAATTACTAGTATTAGGAGACTTTATAATTGTTTCTGCTGTATTATTTTTAACAACTGAGTATCCAGTTAAACCGTATAATGGATTAACTGTTTCAACATTTTCTAGTCTAAGGGCGTCTAAAGCAACATAATAATCTTCAGAGGGGGCGTCTGATTCTATAACACAAGCATAAATTTTAACAATAGTAACTGCATCCCAACTAAAATTTGACGTTGAATATAAATCTTGTAGTTCTTTTGAAACTACAAAATATCTATTTGTATCAAAATCTTGAACAATTTCTGGATTTCCAGATGTTCCATGATTTATTTCTGCTTCAAAACGAGCATATTCGCTACCATCAGTAGATGAAAACTCAACAAGAACTCTTACAGTATCTGGAATTAATCCTGAATTACCATTTTTATTTATTAAAGAAAATGCTAATCGTAATTGATCTCTTGGTGAGTTTCTAGATAAATCTATACTTGCACCAGTTAATCTTACATGACTAGAACCATTTTCAATTATAAAGTGATCTAATGTTGGTCCGCTTTCTTCGCTTATGGTTAGGTCTGATGTATCACCTTGAATACAAATAATATTATTTAAAAACCTACAACGCTCATATCTTGAAGCACGAGATGTTTTAAAAAATATAGAGTTGTCTGCATTTGTTTGAAATACTGGATCTACAACTGCAATAATATTATCATCTTCTGGATCATCAAGTGGAGAAGAATACGAGTCAATTGCTGTCGTAGAAACGGCTGTACTGTATTGCCAATTTTCAGTTGATGTAAATGCAAAAATAGTTTTGCTATCATAAACTCCAGCAGATGGGTTAGATCCTGCTGAATATAATCCTACTTCAGATATTTCATATCTTTCTTCTGTTGGTAGTTCTGCGGTGAGTACAATCTTATTAGTACCGTTTTCATTTACAAAACCTCTAGATGAAATTGGAACTCTAAACATTTCAAAATCTAAATTCTTTTTTTGAGAAAAATCTCCTTCAATGTCGCCAGTTTCTAATGGGGTTGGACCACAGCCAACAGCAAGATATGAGGCATAAGCAGGAGCCTGACCAAGCAGGTACTTACCAATAATACTCTTTCCATCTTCGGTTATCACGATTCATTCCCATCAAGTTGAACTATATATATTGTACCACTTGTGCTAAGTTGAACCTCTATCTGCTCATCATTGTTTAAACCAATAGCCTCTATAACTAAATTACCTAGTTCATCTACATAAATGTTTTGTCCATTTAACCCAGTGCCCTCGTTTGGAAATTTTTGATTAAATAAAATTGGAAAACCAGCAAAATATTTATCTGAAGTTTTTTGTATTCCAAGGATATTGTTTGGGTTGTATGATTGTTGTAATAATTTAACATTCTTAATTGGTTGATAAGATATTTCTTGACCATTTATAGTATCATTTCTTGATATATTGATTAACTCTTGACCACCAATATTTTCAAATATCAAATCAGCCATTGACTCTGTTGATAATGATCGATCATCAAAAAGAATAATATCTGGTGTTGCAGTTTTAACTAAATTAACATTAGATGACGATATCATCTGACCTAAAACTATTGGAGTATTTGGGGTTGGTGATAAAGTTTCTGACATTTTATACCTCGTTTAAATAAATAGTCATATCTGGACCATTAGAATTTCTTGAATACTCTATATTATATACTACAAACCTATCATCTGTTGAAGAAACTAAGTCTAAACCATTAGAATCTTTGTAATCTATAGTCACAATGTCTCCTAATTGTATAGTTGGTGTAGCAAATATTTTTACACCTACCGATTTTTTAGGAGTCATAACCTTATTAATAACCCATCCCATTAAAGCCTCTGCATCATCCTGTGTTTGAATATATGGGGTGTTAATTGAAAATTCGTTTTTACCATAAATTAATCTACTTAATTTAATTTCATCATATTTATTTTTTTCAATTAATGGAGAATAGGTAAGTGAACTGCCAACAAATGGTGGGTCTGATAAGTTACCACGTTTTTTAAAATATTCATCAACTGATAACTCATGAGTTGTATCTTGTGTAAATGTAATGCCTTGAATTCTTAAATAATTTCCAGTAGTTTCATCTAAGTTTATTGCAGCATCTGTTGAGTTAAATATTAAAAATTCTGCCCCATATGAATTTGCATAAAATCCAGATACTGTATATCCTTTGATGCTATTAAAGGTTGGTGATAGTTGTGCATATAAGGCTGGATATGCTCTATCATATTTAATATTAAAATATGCACATTCACGCATAATAGATCCAAACTCTTCAAAATACATATTAAATTTAGGTGGTTGCTGTGAACTTATTCCAGATAGGTATGTTGCTTGAATTATACCGCTCATCGCATATCTTCTAAATGATTCGTTAACACTAACTTCTTTATTTCCTAATGCTGTAGATAAATTATCTGCAACAGTAAAGTTTGGATTTTCAGCATAATTTTCTGATAAAGCATAAATATTTTCAAACATACACCTTGAAGAACCTCTAGTAAATAAAGCCATATTATTATATATTGGTAGTGGATCTGTATCATCAACAACCTTAATTAATTGATTATTAACATATAAAAAGAATCTTCTAGTATTTCCTATAGTCAAATATTCTACAGATAAATCATATACTGTTGAACTTTCTTCACCAGACATTCTATACTGACCAGCAAACCTTCCATCATCAACTAATATTTTACTTAATCCTCCCCATAATTTTATAGGAATTGCTTTATCAGAAGATTGGTCTTTTTTAACTTTATAAAATACAACGTTATTAATTGATATATTTGATTGATTGTTTTTATCTAAATTTAAATATGACTCAACATTGTTTTCGGTTAAAGCAATTATTTCAAAATAGTATCCATTGTTTGTTTCTGGATTTAACATAACGGCTAATCCGCCAGAGCCTCCGCCAATGCTTGTGCTTTGATTTGGCTGAACGCCACTAACCTGATAATATGGCATACTTCCAATTGGAGTTTGACCTCTAGTTTCACTATTTTCAATTTTTCCAATAATTCTTAATCTTGTTCCAAAATGTTTATAGGCATTATCTAAATTTTTATAAACATAAGAAATAAAGTTAATAGGAACATCTGTGCTTTTAAAAGAAGGTCCATTAATAACTAAAGCAGATGACTGAATAGTTCCTGATTGAGTTGACTTTAAATCATTAACTTCTGTTTCAGTTAAATAGTTTGTAGCCATTGAGTTTTTAATAATACTATTTCTTGAAGTTTGTCTTGCTAATACATTGTTAACTCCAGCGGCGCCAAGCGTTGTTCCTGGCAATGTAGGATTAATTTCTGTTGTAAATAAATATTCAGAACTCATATCGCAACCACGAACATAGTCATTATTTGACCAATAAGAATTTATACCAGCAAAGTGTGAGGTAATTTGTGTTCCAAATTGTGCACGACCATGCTCATAAACATTTCCAGGTTGTAGTCTTGATATATCGTTAACTAACTCATAGTATGGTGTAGAA